GGATAAACCTATGTTTCTTCATGCTGGTGATAAGCTGATTGTAGCAGCAGACTCTGCAAACAAGCTGGTTGCAACCATCAGTACCGAAGAGTTCTTTGACCCCAACAGGTAAGCCATGACATATCTCGAACTAATCAATGCTGTCCTACGCGAAATCAACGAGGTTGAGATTACCACGGTTAGTTCAACTCGTGGTATTCAAACATCTGTAAAGGATTTTATCAACAAGGCGCAGCGCGATATTGTAAACTCTGAAGTTGAGTGGCCTTTTACGGTTGTTAGCTACAACTTTACCACTGTTGCAAGTCAGGCGGAGTACAGCCGGGCTGCAGATGCCAAGACTATCGACTACGATAGCTTTACTATTCAGGAGTCGGCTACCACAGCAGAGCGTACCCTTCAGTACCTGTCCTTCGAAGAATACCTAGAGCGGTTCAACGAAACAGATACCAACCCAACAGGTAACGCAGAAGGGTTGCCAGCATACGTCTATCAAACACCCGACAACAAGATAGGCCTATCTCCTGTACCTGACGTTTCTACCTACACAGTTCGCCACTATTATTATCAAACCCATGTTGACATGGTAAACGACACAGACGTTCCTGTAATACCAGAGCGGTTTCACGATGTGATTATCAACCGTGCTAGGTATTTCACGCACATGCTTCGTTCGGACGTACAGTTTTCGCAACTAGCTATGCGGGACTACGAGGGTGGCTTGGGACGTATGCGTGTCGAGTTGATTAACAAGAAAGATTACATGAGAGCAGTTTAATGGCAGATACCTCGCTTCTTAGCCCGTTTGTTGTCCGTCTGGGCGGTGGCTTGGTATTGGATAAGGATACCTTCTCTATCCCGCCGGGTGCTGCTCTACAGTTACAGAACTTTGAGCCTGATATCAACGGTGGTTACCGTCGTATCAACGGGTTCGAAAAGTATGATACCGCTCAAATTGGTGGTTCGACAGGTACGGTTCTTGGCGTACACATATATAAAGACCAAGTAATTGCTGCGAAGGATACGTCTGTATTCAAGACCACAGGTAGCGGCTATACAAGTATCGACACAGGCCGTACCAGTGCTGGTCGCTACACGTTTGCAAACTTCAACTTTGACAACACAGAGAAGGTTGTGTTTTGTGATGGGGCTAACACCCCTTCCGTGTACAACAACACTGCTGTTACAGATTTATCAAACGCACCTTCCGACCCGCAGTTTGTTGCTGTATTTAAGAACCACGTCTTCTTTGCAGGTATGTCTACCAACCCACAAGAGGTGGTCTTTTCCTCGCCGTTTGACGAGACAGACTATTCTACAGCCAACGGTGCTGGTACTCTAAAGGTAGATAGCGCAGTGAAAGCCCTCAAGGTTTTCCGTGACCGTCTGTTTATCTTCTGTGAAGACGAGATATTCTTTCTTGCAGGTTCGTCGATTGCAGACTTTCAGATGCAACCCGTTACCCGTAACATTGGTTGCGTAGATGGCTTCAGCGTACAGGAAATTGCTGGTGACTTGATTTACCTAGCACCTGACGGCTTGCGTACCATCGCTGGTACTGAGAAGATTGGTGACGTGGAACTGGGTACGGTATCTAAGCAGGTACAGCCTCGTTTGGACAACATCGACCAAGACCGCATCTCTAGTGTGGTTATCCGCAGCAAGTCGCAATATCGCCTGTTCTTTCCTGACGATTCCGGCGGGTCCGTTTCTTCTCCGGGTTTGATGGGCGTTATCAAAGCGGGTATTGAAGGCGGTGTAGGATGGGAGTACGCAGACCTTAGAGGCATACGCCCCACTTGTTGTGCCTCTGGTTTTATCAGTGGCGTTGAGACTGTTTTGCACGGCGGATACGACGGGTACGTTTACAAGCAAGAGTCTGGAGACGACTTCGACGGGACAGACATATCGGCAATCTATCGTGGTCCTGACTTTACAATGGGTGACGCTGGTATCCGTAAGATGATGCAGCGTATCATTTGGAACTACGATAACGAAGGCACAGTTAACTCAAACTTTCGTATTCGCTACGATTTCAACTCTTCTGAAACACCCCAGCCCAACTCATACCCGCTAAACACGGGTGCTGCTGTCGCTATCTTAGGTAACCCGTCTTCTTTGTACGGTACAGCGGTTTACGGTTCGTCAGGCACACCTCTTGTTAGACAGAGTGTAGAGGGCGGCGGATTTACAGTAGCAGTACGTTTGGACGACGCAGCAGGTGCTGCACCAATTTCAATAAAAGGATACCAACTGGAATTTACTCCGGGCGGAAGGAGATAATCAATGACAGCCTATACCAGACAGTCTACGTATACTGACGGCGACGTTATTACCGCCGCACATACCAATGACGAGTTTGATAGACTTGTTACCGTATTCAACAACACATCAGGTCACGCTCACGACGGGACAGCAGGGGAAGGCCCAGTTATTGGCCTGATTGGTGATGCAAACCTAGCAACACCCCTGAACAAGATTGTAGTCGATACAGCCAATGACCAGCTAGAGTTCAACGTCGATGTATCGGGCGTATCTACTGAACAGTTTGTTGTTAAGGACGGCGTAATCGAGCCGACCACCACTAACGACATCGACCTCGGCGCAACAGCAAAGCAGTTCAAAGACCTGTACTTGGACGGCACGGCAACCATCGACGGTCTTGCCATGCCGACAACCACTGTCACGGACATCCTCGACGAAGACACCATGTCCTCCGATAGTGCAACCGCGTTGGCAACCCAACAATCAATTAAAGCGTATGTAGATGCACAGGTCACCGCACAGGACTTGGACTTCGAAGGTGATAGCGGCGGCGCACTAAACATCGACCTAGATTCCGAGACCCTAACCATCGCTGGCGGTACGGGCATTGACACGACTGGCTCTGGCAACACCCTGACCATCGACATCGATTCCACTGTTGCAACCCTGACAGGCACACAAACCCTTACAAACAAAACTCTGACTGCTCCTGTCATCTCAACCATCAGCAACACAGGCACAGTTACCCTACCGACATCAACCGACACCCTTGTTGGTCGGGCAACAACAGATACCCTTACAAACAAGACGCTGACTAGCCCGACAATTACCACAGGTACTCTGAACGGTAACATCTCTGGTACGTCTATTAAAGATGAAGATACGATGGTATCCGACTCTGCGAACCACTTGGCAACACAACAGTCGATTAAGGCGTATGTTGACGCACAGGTAGCCACGAAGGATGCCCTATCTGAGTTGTCGGGAGATTCTGATGACATCACAGAGGGTACAACCAACCTGTTCTTCACCAACGAGCGTGTAGACGACCGCGTTGACTCGTTGCTGACTGCGGGTTCGAACATCACACTGACCTACGACGATACAGCCAATACCCTCACGATTGCTGCTACGGACACCGACACAGGTATCCTGAATGTGGTCGAAGATACCACCCCACAACTTGGTGGTGACCTCGATGTAAATGGCAACAAGATTACGTCTGCATCGAACGGTGACATCGATATCGAGCCTAATGGTACAGGCAACGTGTTGCTGGGTAACTTTGAGTTTGATGTAGACCAAACCGTTGGTGCTGGACAAGATGATTATGTTCTTACCTATGATAACGCTACAGGTCACATCAGCCTTGAGGCTGCAGCCGCAGGTGGTATTTCTGATGTTGTATCTGATACTACTCCACAGCTTGGTGGTGAATTAGATAGCAACGGTAACGACATCAAGATGGCTGATGATGACGTTGTTATTCTTGGTACAGATAGTGACGCTCTTTTATCCCACGATTCAGGTAACAATAGAACACGATTTGCAACCGACAGCATTGTAGTTTCAAGTAAGTCTGGTGCAAACCCATATCTTGAAATGAGTGATGGTGGCAACACTGTTTTTTACTATAATGGTACACAAACTGCTTCCGTTGTTTCTAGTGGGATTATTGTTGTTGGTAACGTGAATACCGATAGTGTAACTGTAGACAATCAGGGTGCAGTTAGCTTCTTTGAGCAAACAGGTAACGGCACAAATAGTGTAGCTTTGAAAGCCCCTGCTAGTATCGCTACAAGTATTGATTTTGTTTTACCCGGTTCTGATGGAACAAGTGGTCAAGTGCTTGTAACAGATGGTGCAGGAAACCTTTCATTTGATACAGCGAGTGGCGGCATCACACAGGCGCAAGCAGATGCAGGAGCAACCGCACTAGCTATTGCGTTGGGCTAGTTGACAAACTAAAAAAAACAACGTATAATATAAACAACCCCGATAAGGAGAAAACAGATGGCAAACGATGCCTCAGTAACCGTACAGGCAACGGTATTGCCTGATGAAATTGCCAAGACGATTTCCGGCAGTATGACCATTTCACCAGCAGATGCTGATGACAAGTGGTACTACAAACTTACCAGTGTGTCAAATTCAAGCACTGATTTGATTGCTGGTTATTTCACTGACTATACTGCTGTGGATGATGATACATCCCCAACAGCTATTTCTACCAGTGACAAGGCAAAGTTCCTTTTCATTAAGAACACCGACAGCACTAACGATGTGTACATTGTGATTGACGGTGGCACAGTAACCTCAAGCATCAGCGATGGCATCAAGATTGCTGCAGGTCATACCTTCTGTGCTAATCTGCCAAACACAACCATTGCAGACATTCATGCTATTTCTTCAGCAAGCACAGTTGATTGCGTTGTAGCGGCACTGATTGAAGACGTAGCGTAAGGAGTAGGTCATGGCTAATACCTTCAAAGTAAAGACGTTTGATGGTTCAAGCACAGCAGCTAACGCTCTGATGAACGTGTACACTGTACCTGCGTCTACAACGACTGTGGTAATTGGCCTGACCGTTGCTAATACTACGTCAAGTCAAATCACCGTGGATATTAAGCTGAGTGCTAACTCAACCGTGTTCTTGGCTAAAGATATTCCAATCCCTGCAGGTAGTTCGTTTGAATACATGTCAGGTAACAAAATCGTGATGGAAGCCACACATACAATCAGTGTGGTTTCTGACACTGCCAACAGTGCGGATTCTACCTTGAGCATTATGGAGATAACCTAATGTCTTACGTGGGCAATTTACCTGCAGCTAGTTTTCAGTCACGTCCGACACGTCAGGAATTTAGTGGAGATGGTTCAACTACCGTCTTCACCCTGAACCGTACAGTACGTAAAGAAGACATCATTGTATCGGTAGACGGTGTGGTACAAGAACCTGACGGTGCATACTCTGTACCCAATGGCACTGCCCTCACGTTTACTGCAGCACCATCCAGCGGTACTGACAACATCTTTGTTATGTACATGGGTACGTCTGCTGGGTCTATTGCTCCCGCTGCTGAGAACAAGGGTACGTTCAAGGCAAACGGTTTGTTTCGTACCAACGCACAGAACCTAACTGCTGATGTGACTATCCTCGCAACAGAAAACGCTAACGTAACAGGGCCATTCACAGTAGACAGCGGTGTGACACTGACTGTTGAATCTGGTGGTACATTGGTGACGCTATGAGTACGTTAAAGGCAGATACAATCCAGAACACATCTGGCGGGGCGGCTACGCTGACGAAGCAGAGTGCGGCAAAGGCTTGGGTGAACTTTGACGGTACAGGTACTATTGCCTCAAGGGATAGCTTTAACATATCATCATTAACGGATAACGCCACTGGCGATTACACTCTCAATATTAATTCTTCAATGTCGGATGCAAATTATGGTGCAGTATCTGGTGCATCTGCTCATGCTTCTGCCGCTACTTTTTCTTGTCCTTATAGCGGTGCATCTTTTTTGTCTAGTGCGCCTACATCTTCAGCTTTTAGATACGCAAACTTTGCACACAATTCTGCGGCATATAAAGATGTTCCTTACACATCCTCGGCAATTAATGGAGACCTAGCATGAGTGAGATTATTACAGACAAACTCACTGGCAAGACTTCTGCTGGCGATGTGACGATTACCTCTGAGGGCGGTTCTGCTACGATGCAACTGCAACAGGGGGTGGCTAAGGCTTGGGTAAATCATAGTGAAGGCACAACTGTTCGTGATAGCTTTAATATTGCCAGTATCACAGATGATGGTACTGGAAAATATACAGCCAATTACACAAACGCAATGAGCAATGGTGACTATACAATGTCAGGGTGTACTGAAGGTACAGGGTCTAGTAATAACGGGAATCTAGGTGTTAAAAATGATAATACAGCATTAACTACAACTAACGTAGCTCATATCATTATCAACAACTCAAATAATTCAGCGGATAGAGACCCAACTTTAGTAATTGTTCACGGAGACCTCGCATAATGGCTGGCAAGATTATAGCAGATACGCTGGAACACAGCACCGCAGGGTCGGTTACTACTGATTATGTTGTTAATGGTAGTGCGAAGGCTTGGGTTAGGTATAATGGCACTAGTTTAACATCAGGGGCTGACTTAACAGGAGTAGGTGATTCATTTAATTATACTTCAGTAGTAGATGGTGGCACAGGTAATTATACTTTTAATTTTACAAACAGCATGTCAAGCGTCAACTGGTCTGGTAGTGCTTTAGGAAAGCATGATAATGATTCAACTAATAATGCTGACAATAGACAAGTTATTCTTATGTATCAAATAACCGCTTCTAGTTTTATTACTTTGGCTAGTGAAGCGAGTGCTGCTACATTAAATGATTCAGCACTAGGACATAACCAAGTATTTGGAGACTTAGCATAATGAACACACCTGAATTTCAAGGCACACATCT